CCAGCACGATTACATCTTCACCTCGGCGACCGAAATGCAGATCGGTATCGGTGTGAAGAACGGAACCGCGACCAACGAACTGTTGAATGTGGACTACGTGGTCTGCACTCAAGAACGCTAACAGGAGCCAAAGCACATGATCAAAACACAGAATCTGCGGCGGCTCTTCGAAGCGGCCCAACGTGACAACAACGTCGAGCGGTTCAACGCCGATCTGGCCGAGGGACTGCGGACCAAGCAAGTGAAGTTTGGCGACTTCTCCATCCGGTCCCTGTTCGAAAACTTCGTGCCCGATGGCCGGGAACTGCTGAGTTTGTACGATCCTCGGATGCAGGGCAATTCCGAACTGAAGGAAACCGCTTCGCTCGTGGCGTCCAGCCAGTTCGCCAAGATCAGCGGACAACTCTTGTACAATGCCGTGATGGAGGCATACGTCCAAGAGGCGTTCGTCTTCACCCCGTTGATCCCCACCGTCTCGACGCAGTTCAATGGCGAGCGGATCCCCGGCATCAGCGGCATCGGTGACGAAGCCCTGATCGTCGATGAGGGCCAGCCCTACCCGAAGGCCGGTGTCAGTCAGACCTACATCGACACCCCGACGACCACCAAGCGTGGCTTGATCGTCGAGGTGACGAAGGAAGCCATCTTCTTCGACCGCACTGGCGTTCTGGAAGATCGATGCCGTCGGGTTGGCGAGGCCCTCGGGCTGAACAAGGAAAAGCGGGCCAGCGACTGCATCGTTGACGAAAACGTCACCGATCACCGCTACCGCTGGCGTGACACCGTGATCGCCACCTATGGCGACAACTCCGGCACCCACTCGTGGGACAATCTGGAGGCGTCGAATGCGTTGGTGGACTGGACCGACATCGACAATGCCGAGCGGCTTTTCGCTGGCATTCTCGACCCGGAAACCGGCGAGCCGATCCTGATCAATCCGTCTCACCTGATCGTCACCCGGCAGTTGCTGTACACTGCCCGGCGGATTGTCAACGCGTCGGAGATCACTGTCACGACGCCCGGGTATGCCACCACTGGCAATCCGACGGAGACCCGTGCACAGAATCCGGTCCAGAACTACTCCATCGTCTCCAGCAACCAGTTGGCGGCCCGCATGGCGACCGATACCAGTTGGTTTCTCGGCGATCCCGGCAAGGCGTTCCGGTACATGGAGAATTGGCCCCTCACCGTGGTGCAGGCTCCCGCCAACAACGAAGCGGAATTCACCTCTGATGTGGTGATGCGGTTCAAGGCGTCTGAGCGTGGAGCGTTCGCCACCGTCGAGCCTCGCGCGATGGTCAAGTGCACGGCCTAGTAGGCTGAGAGGCCGACACGATTCCGCCCCCGTCGGCCAACTACCGGCGGGGGCTGTTTTTTGGAGCATGAGTGATGGCAAAAGCGAAAGACAAACCAGTCCAGCAAGAGCCAGACGTGGATACGGTGCTGGTCGTGGCAGAGACTCCCCCGGGCGTCACATTGCCCCGCTGGCGAGTCCGACCAAAGGGCACGGAGACTTGGCAGGACGTGGAGGCCGAGACCGTGGAGGATGCTGTGAGAGCGTATAACGGGCGTGGCAATTCGGGTCGGGTGTTTCCGTTCAAGGCTCTTGAGATCGAGCAGGTCTGATGCCCACCGACGCCGAACAGATCGCGACGATCAAAAGCAATCTTCTTGCGGCGTTGGCGACCGAGTCCGCCAACCCAAAACCGTCGTACAACATCGACGGGCAGCAGGTGGATTGGAACGGATACCGCAACGCGATTCTTGGCCAGATCGCGGCCCTGAACTCGTTGCAGTCTGCGGCGACAGGTGCCTTTGAGGAGATCGGCGAGGCCACGACATGACGCTAGACATCTCCGGCGACTATACGATCTTCGACAACGGCGAGACCGTTACCCTGCGACAGATCAGGCCGGAGGGGGCGTCAAGCGTCACTGTTGCGAATGCGGTAGCCGGTGTGGTCAATCGAGCACGTCTGGCTGCTGCCGGGATCGAGATTGTCGGTGATGAAAAGTCATTCAGCCTGAACGCGACACAGTGCGGAACTCGCGGCGTGCAAGTGGATGACATCATTATCGATTCGGCTGACGTGCGGTGGCGTGTCATCCAGACGAGCCAAGCGACGCTTGACACTCGATGGACCGTCGTCTGTCGGAGGCAGGTTTGATGCCCGCTGAACTGACCACGATTCTTGAGACCGTGCGGGATCAGGTGCAGGCGTTGGACCTGCCGGGGATTCCCCGTTCCAACGTCGTGATCTGTCATAGTGCAGCAGTGGAGATCGCCAGACTGCCGGCACAGCGGCTGCCTGCGGTGGTGATTGCTCCATACGGTGCGGAGACGATCACGGCTGCCAGCAATCTCCGGGACGACATCGAATATCCCGTGGTGGTGGCTGTCGTCGCGAGTCTGAAGATTGATGCCGAGCAGCCGACGGACAAACAGACGCTCTACCTCGATCAGCGGCTGACGTGGCGGGAGACGATCCGCAAGGCGTTCAGCAATCAGCGACTGGACACGACACGCGGATATACGATGACAGTCGTCCCGATGACGATTGTTGACGCGGCGGCGTTCGCCCGTGATCTGTTCGTGAGCGGCTTTACCCTGCGGATCGTCAACAGGGAGGGCCGCGCGTGAATCTGGAATCTCTCGTCAGTGTGGTGATTGATGCGGCGGAGAGTGCTGCCGATGCCGACTACACGGAGGCACTGGATGACGCCATCGAGATTCTGCAAGGGTTCGAGCGACGTCTATACCTCGAACAGAGAGATGCTGGCGGCAGGGCGTGGGCACCGCTGGCAATGTCCACGATTCTGCGGAAGGGACACGGGGCGATTCTGGTAGACTCTGGCCGGATGTACGAGTCACTGACGACTCCGAACGGCACGGCAGATACCATCTGGGAAACCGGCGATACGTGGCTGCGGTTCGGCACGTCGGTCCCCTATGCACACTGGCACCAGACAGGGACGCGGCGGATGCCTGCTCGTCCTCACGTAGGATGCGATCAACCAACAGCGGACATGATTGCCCGTACTCTCGGGGAAGCCGTGGCCGAACACATAGGAGAACAGATACATGGCTGACGCAAGCATGGGTCACCAGTCCCGCCTGTCGATGGCGGCTGCTGGCACGGCGATTGGGAGCTACACGGAAGCCTATGAATTCCGGTCTGAGAGTCTGCGGAATGCCCGCGAGATGATCGAGACTGCGGGCATCCGTGGAACGCGGTCGATGCCGATTGAGCAGACTCGGGATGGGCTGAGCCGGATCGGTGGCGGGCTGTCGTTTCATGCTTCCCCGTCGATGTTGGATCTGGTGCTCCCCCGAATCATGGGGGCGGCTGAGTCATCCGACCTGTTCGCGGTGGCCGAGACCCTGCCAGAGTTCGACGTTCTCATCGACCGGGTGGCGAAGCGGTTTGTCTACGCTGGCTGTCGAGTCGGGCGGGCGACATTTCGGGCGACGGCAGGCGGTGCGTTGGAAATGGATCTGGAGGTCACCGGCAAGAGCGAGACTGTTTCGGCAACGGCGTTCCCATCGATCACCGCCCCGACCGATCCGCCCTACGTCTGGAGCGATGCCGTTTGCACAATCGAAGGAACGGCACGCACGGTGACGCAGTGGGAATTGTCGATTGACAACCAGCTTAACGCCCGGTTCTCGAACAGCGTGAAGGCGACCGACATCCACACGCAAGGCCGAGTGGTTACCGTTACGCTGACGGTTCCCTACACCGCTGACGAGGTCGATCTGTACGGCATCAACACCAGTGGCGCGAGCGGTGCGACATTCGTGCTGACCAACGGAGCCAGAAGCCTGACGTTTACAATCGGGGCTCTCGCCATTATGGACAACAGCCCGACCGTCGGCGGCAACGGTGAGATTCTGCTACAACTGACGGGAACGGCGAAATCTACTGGTTCCACGAAGGAACTCGCCATCACCAACGACAGCACGCCCTGACCATGCCCAGCCCTTTCATCCCTGACGGATACACCCGTTCGACCGAGATCC